GGGCACGTCGCCCTCGCAAAAAAACAACACCTACGCTCACATGCAGATGTTGTAATTTGTGCGCACCAGCTCAGCGTTTACGCCAGCTGAATATGAGACCACATCATTGTAAGGCAGATACCCGTCCACAATGAGCGAATGTGGTTCATAGCCCCAAGCCAATGTATCAAGAGACACATTAGGCGTGTATGCACCAACCTCTTCAAGCAGAGCTTGAGTTATTGGCGCATTTAGATAATTGCGGATCTGTACGACGAGAGGATACCGGAGTAACACACCGACGTTGTTGTCGCTGCAATTATTATTATGCTCATGCATCAACTGGCCGACCGTTACACAACGGCGTACCTTGTAACTAACAGCCTGTAAACCTACAGACGCCTTGTAATCGTTCACTTGATCAGAAGTTGAAAGGGTCTTCGCATACGAAGCTTCTTTCAACGCATCTTCCAAGCTTATGCCTGTAGCTTTAAGGGCCATCACCTCAAGGGGAGTTGTAGCATGAGTGAGGTAGTCTTCAGAAGCATGCTGTGGTAGGGAGTCGAGCACGTCATAGTACTCTTGTGAGTGAAGGTTAACCTTCGAGACTACTACGTTATACGCATTATAGTAGTCCTTACAACCACGACATGGCCCTGAAGCAAGAGCCGTAGTACCAGTGAGCAGTGCAGAGAGTCGACCACGTTTTAGCCCTGTGATCCGACAGAGTGCATGCACCAGCACGTTACCCAACGGGGCGTACATAGCACGGTTGCCTATAGTCCAAGCGTGTGCGACCATAGTCCGTAAGAATTCGTCAGGTGACTGCTTGTGTAGCGTCAACCAATTACCACTAATGGCACTGGATATACTACGAGCCACATAACCGACACTGTAATTAGCACATACAGCCATACGCAAGAATTCAGCTACGTACGTTCCGACCGATTGTTTAGTTGGATTTACACGTAATCCACTTCTACCGACTGCAACCACTAACTTCGAAGCAGCTGCAGCAGTAGGACAAGCAATATATACATCATCACCGACATGAATAGACTTGTAAGATTCATATCCACCCATAACATATGAAATGTAAGCAGCGTTCAGAACAGAATTAACAAAGGTAGTGGCACGATGTCCAGAGCAGAGCGTACCATACATTCTGCCAATGCGTTTGCCATTGACATATATGTCCTGTTTGCCAAAAGAATCTACTATCTTCTTTCCAAGCTCAGGGTCATAACCGACCAGGTCGATCAGTTCTTCGAAGAGCACTTTTTGACTATCTACACTGTGTTGACTATTGAAATCTTCGTAATCCAGCATAACATTATACACACCGGACTCCTGCAATTTACGAATACGTGAAACAATGTTAACATTGCCACCATGACCAGGATCGAGGATTACCCGCCAACCATGCCAAGCTTTTTCAACTGGACGAAGCAAGTGTTCGAAACAGAAATAAGTCAGTGTATCGCATGCAAAGAGCGCACGAAGTTTACCGTGTTCTAACTTGAGTGAGCCACTGAATAAAGCTGTTCCGTCCCACGTACTTATCGGTTCTTCTTCGATTTGTTCGATGACACAGCGACGGTGTACTTGCTGGACAGGGATGTCAACTTTAAAACGAGCATCTTTACGTCCTAAGACAGCAGAATGGGAACCATTTACACACCACTTCCATCTAGTATTCCAGAAAGTTTCCAAGCTGGGATACGAAATCTCAGCGTCAGCTAGCTCATCTTCAAGAATAGCTCTTATATGCGGACGTAACTGTTCAGGGTCAACGTGGAACACTTTCTTTGAGCAATCCGTAGGGTTGCACCGATATCTGGCTTCAGCTAATAGATCACACTCACCAACGCCACGGCCGGTAAGAGTCTGAGCTTCACACAGCATTGCCCCCAGCAAGTGAGTCTGAGCGCCGACGGCTTTGAGCACCAGTGAAAGTGCTTTAGCGGCTTTAGGGAACAGGACCGCACCACAAGCAATTATGAGGTTAGGGTATGAAGCAGTATTACCAGACAAAGCTAAGTAATACATGATAATAGCTGAAGCTTGATCGTTATACATAGGAGCTATTGACAGAAGAGCAGCACGATTTTGCTCAAGGAATGAGTAAGCAACAGGGAAATAGCAAGCAGCACTTTGAATTATGTCCTTAAACCAGACGTTCAATTTGTTCTTGCTATCTGCAAGTTCCTTATATGGAAATAGATGATACGTACTTTCTTCTTTGAGTAGAGGTAAATTGGCATCATTGGTAAGCAAAGAGCTTACACGGGATGAGGGTTTAATGGTAGAATTTGGGTGAGAAGGGATGTAGTATGAACCATACTTGTGAGTCTGAATGCAATAATCTATGAATACACGTTGCGATTTAAAACCTAGCACGCGGAGGTAACCTGAGAGGGCTAAGTTCATAACAACGCGTGGGGATGTGTTCACTTGCACCGGAACACTACAACACAAGAAGGAGGTTGCTATTTTTGTCAAGGTTGTATCAGGGAGAGATTGGGTGAAATCCCACTGTTGTTCGACGGTGAGTGAAGGGAAGTTTTTAGGGAAAGATTGCTGACTAAGAGAGTGCAGCAATGGTATAGAGAAGGGATAGCATTCAGGTAAACGATCTGTTATTACATTCATTGGCTACCAGCTGGTTGAACGTTACCAGCACCGGCAGCACCTCCATTCATGTTTTGACCTGGGTTGACGTCACCATCACCACCAGCACCGTTACCAACTGCAGCTTGAGGAGCACCACCTTGAGGAGCAGCACCGTTATCACCTACAGGTTGAGCGTCTTGGTTACCGACAGCATTAGCAGCTTGTTGATTGGCAGCAGCGCGATTGATGTATGGGCCATTAGCTGGACGTTCTATCATGGCAGCGTCAGCTACACCGAATCTGCGAGGACGGTTTTCGTTTTGAGGAAGAGCATTGTTTCGAGCAACTGGAGCACCGTAAGCTTGGTTGGTGTCAGCAGCTACACGATCATCAACACGTGCATCAGTAAAACCGACATCGGCGAAGGCAATACTTTGATCATGGAACATAGTAGCAGAACCCTCATTCAAAGCAAGGGCATTAGTAAAACTGTGAGCAGCACGAGTACGAGCACGGCGTACACGACGATCTTCGTGACCGATGTTATCAAGGCCAATAGCGACGAATGGTGTGACAGACATGTATACTGTCACATTTTGTAACAATTCATTCACATTTGGAGTGTGAGTAAGTTCAAAAATGGAATTGGCATTATTGTAGGCACTATGAATAATTTGCACTTTCATACCTGCACCAGCGTAGATGCATTCAGGGCCAGCTGGTAACCATGATTGTCCTTGAACCCAGAGGTAGTTTCCCAATGAGTCACGAGCATTCATACGACCGTAAATATCTTGTCCGGCTGGGATAGCAGCACGAGCGTCACCAATGTTGATAAGAGAATTAGGGTCCATGGATAATGGAATAAAGTTAGCCAAACCATCTTGTTGATGAGCACGTAGATGGATGACCATAGCATTGGTACGAGCAGAACGCCAGCTGATATCAGCCATGATACGAGTGGCATCAGAGTGGACATTGCCAATGTGTTCAAAGGCAGTAAATTCCATTTCAGCATTACGGGCGTAGGCTAGAGGACCATAACCAGCGTCAAAAGCAGGTAAATCCTTACATACGAAGCGGACAGCACCAGTGGGTTCAATCCAGAAGAAAGGGGCCATAGTTGTAAAATTGCTATGGCGTGTTCCAATTTGGGCAAGAGAAGTGAAGCAACCTATCATATGTGTAGCAGCACGGGAGACGGATCCTTCATGAGGGGTTGAGCATGATTCAACACCGAAAATGTAGCACAAAGCTTTGATGTAATTCTCACAAAAGCCAGCGCATACATTAGCGACTAGACCAGCCATACGTGCACGTAAGTCTTGTTCATTAGGAGCAGCTTCAGCATCATCGACAGCGGTATTAGAGGTAACAATAGTTGGGTAGAGACGACCATCAACAGTAATTAATGGATCAGAGACAGCAACAGCACCTGCAGTTGCAATAGCAATACTATCCACAATTTGACGGTAGCAGAGCATATTATTAGCAGCAGCTCTAGGTAAGCCGTGGAATAGGTCAAGGCCAATATCGATACCTCCATGTGGTATAGCGAAGTGATCACGACGTAAGACATCACGAACGTAACCTCCTTCATCAGTGTGGGCGACTACAGTGACTTCGGAGTGGATACCACGAGTTAGAGCGTATGCAAAGAGATCACCACGTTGGTTTTTGGCATATTGAGCACCTAGTAATTTGAGTGCAGAGTAACAACCTTCTACAAGGCCAATTCCGTTGACATTATTAAC